ATCGAAGAGAACCGATCCCACAAATGCGGTGCAGAAGCCATGATGTATGCAGCGCAGCACATTGAATTAACGAAGGTTGTCACCCTGCTACCAGACGCTAACGTCGCAGCCATATAACCTACGCACTCACCACCTGCACTGACCTGCATACGATCAAAACTCCTTACCAAATTCTCAGCCCTTAGCTTGTCATAACCGACAAAGTCACACAAAGTCTTTATCAACAACTTCTGGCATCGCAGAGTATGCTGGCTGTTGAAATCATCGTAATCGAGCATTGCCCATACATCACCGCGCAGGCTCAACACTCGCTTACAAACAGCAGACATACCGCCAGCCCCTGGATCCAGCAAAACACGCTCATTACGCCACGCTCCCTCGACTGGCGCCATTAGATGCTGGAAGGCAAAGTAGTGACGTGTATCGCATGCGAGAAGCAGCCTAGACTTGCCAGCCTCCAACTTCTCCGCAGCAGAAACGAACGTCATGCCATCCCAGTCTCTTGTTGGATCAGTTTGCCACATCTCAGCCGCTACTCGCCTGTGTACCTGACCCTTCCAATCAAACGCCAGGGTCTTGTCAGACTTTCCAATACTTTTATTATGCGAACCATTAACACACCACAACCACCGTTTTGACCACCAATCATCATCATCAACAACAGGCCGGTACGCGTTCAAATCGAGTTCATCACTTAGTATCCTCTTGAAAGCAGAAACCAGCTCAGCATCGGTAAACATGTCAGGACACGAAATCCTAGCAGACGGCACACACCTCTTACGAGCCTCCTGCTTAAGATCAACACGCCCGACTCCGCGACCTTGCATCGATTGCATCTCTGTCAGCATTGCACCCAGCAGACTATTGTTCGCTCCCAAACCTTTCAGAACAGTAGTCAAACTTTTGCATCCTGCAGGGTCCTTGAGAGCACTGAGGGTAATCGGCAGACAATCGATACCGATCTCATTGTACAAACAGTAGCTATGTATCACTGCACATGCTGCTTGGTCGTTCGTCAATTCGAACACACGCGAGCCCACAGAGCACCAAGCATCATATAGCACGGGGCTAAGCTTCTCAAGAGAGCGTACCACATCATCAAAATACACATTCTGCTTTATCGCCGCAATCCTGTCACCTTTCTGGACGAACAAATCAGACTTTGCTCCTACAACGCCAAAGTCCAACCGCTCACCGACATAGTCATCCAACTCTTTTACGCACAGCGCACTACGCACCAAATCCTTAACGACGTTGCCATCAACAGCCAACTGAGCAGAAACACGACTTAACAAAACACTCGTCGCGACTGCTGCCATCTGCAAACCTGCATCAAACAAATCATTGACATACTTAACTTGTTCGACAACATCTCCTGTGAAAGGAAAACCACAAGTAATGCGGCTGAGGCAAACCTTACGTTTCTCGCTCTCTTGTGTCGGCTGCCCTGTCGAGATCTTCGTGAACCATGCAATTTCACTAGATCTGGCAGCACTACACAAACTACACGTGCCTCTCCTTTCATCGTCTACCACCTTCAAGCCGTCTGCGACACCACGGCTGTTTTCGTTGTTGCCAAAATATGGCTCTCTATCAATATGAACACTTGTCACACTACTATTGTTATTTTTATTTGTTTTCTTATTATCTAACTTTTTACTTTTGTTATTCTTATTTCTTGTATACCTTTTGCTACCACAATTGACCTTTGGTCGTTGTCTGGCCACAAAAGCCGCTAACTCCGGAGCAACACGTACCCGCGTGCCCATCTCTACATCAGTATCTAACACATCTTCACCGGACAGTGAATCACTACAAAATTCGCAAACACCAACTGATTCAAAATCACACCTTCTAAGCTTATGAAGGAGGAACTCCCCCAATGCGCCTAGCTCAGTTACGCGGCTGAGCACCTCAGCTTTGTAACTCATACTCCAACAGGTGCCGGCTCTGCACCATCGCCCTGATTGCCAAGATTGGCATTGTTATTGTTGTCAAGCTGTGCTTGTTGTCCAACGAGGTCACTCATACCTGTTGGTGTTGAAAGAGAGCTATTTGTGGCATCTGTGCCACTGCTCGGTTGTGGGGTGTCTGGAGCATTCAAACGGTTGCCACCACCTGTTCCACGACGTGGTGCGTTTTGTTGTTGCCTCATTAGAGAGCGTGGTGCATGTTGGTACACTGGATCTGGCGTTGCTCCTGTGCGTTCGAGAACAAGACCTCTTGCTACGACAGGAGTTGTGCCGGGCAGTGATGCACCCGTGAGATGTGTGGGATCTGGGAAGACCGTAAGCGGTTCGAACTCGCCAACTGCGATTGTTTCGCCACCAGTGTTAACTGTTCTTGAAACATCACGTGCTGTGCTCGCAAGAGCTTCAATTGCTCTACTTCTCTCACGCCTCACACCACTGTCCACGTGCCCTAACTTCCCTGGCGGCGCTGCACTAAGCCGGCCAACCGTGAAAGATACCGTGCCCTCAACTAACTCGTCAGCTGTCGGAACATGGTTGCGCCGCAATGCAAGAGCGGCATCGTAGGCATCGTGGACAATCTGAACACCCATCGACGCGCCCGTGTACAACATCTCAGCAGGGTGTGGAAAAAGCGTTTGCGCCTTGCCCCACATATATGAATCCATACCCCGACCGTTCGTTCGATTGCTCGTGGCCGTGTTTGAACCGCCTATATTGGCCATTCTATCGGACAGGAACTGGATCGGCACAATTGCAGACAGCCCGTTGCGCGGGTTTCCTGCGAGATGAAGCATCAGACCATTTGTACGTAGAGATCTAAAAGAAATCGCCGCGGTTGAACGCTGACCACCCTGCATTAGGACAATATCCTCGAAACATGGCTTCTCGACCTTCAAACCCACGGGGGCGATTGGTCCATAACCCATTTTGCATGCGTCAGTCTCAGGCATACTTTTGAACATGCCAGTTGGCTCAATCCAATAGTAAGGAGCCACAGACCGGAATGCTAGGTGCCTTGACCCATTTTCATCATAATCGTTAAATCGGGCCATGTGGCAGTCGGCAGCAACAGACTCACCACCGGACACAACAAACAACTTTGCTAGCTCACGGACGTATATATGACAGAACGTGCCGCATATCGCACCAATGTTGTTTGCGTGCCACAACTGTGCAGAAAGAACATCAGAGCCTGTGAGAGCAGTGTTCGCACCAGGCGCCGCGAAGCTGCCGCCTTGGTATGACGACACAGTAGGATAATACTTGCCATCGTACTTAATCATCGGATCACAGACAGCCGTCAAAGCCGCAGAGGCGATTGCAATACTGTCGACGAGCGCTACGAAAGATGCGTGATGGCTAACACTCGGGATCGGGAGCCCCATAAAGCCACGAGCTGCGGAACTAATTACTGCACCATACGGAGCACAGAATTGACCGCGACGGAAGACGTCACGCATGTAGCCACCTTCGTCGCTGTGAGCTACAACAGACACGACATCATGTATGCCACAAACCGTAGCATACGAGATAATTGCACCAGCACCACACTCGTTCGCTTGTGCGAGCAAATAACGGATGCCTTGTGCACAGGCCAAAGCCAGACTTGCGTCCTGAGGCACATGTACCTTGATCTTCCCGTTACCGTCGAGCATCAGAATGTCGGTATAAGGTACAACACCATAAGCGTTCGCGGCACGGACCAAAGCGGCAAACACACCAGGGCAAAGCTCATCGACCTTTCGAGGGATGAACAGCCCGCCAGCAGGAGCAGTCACTGGGTCATCAAGAGTGGACAAAGCTCGGACATCGAACTCAGTGTCGGCGCCTAGCTGTGCGTCACTCAACAGCTGACACTGGGCAAAGACAGCCAAACCTTTAGCAAGTTGACTTGCTAAGGCAGACAAATCCATGTAGGTAAAGTTTGCAGAAAAGTTACTGTATTTGTTCACAATCCCGTTTATCTCAGAAGATAGCTCGGAACGCAACATAAAGTTCTGCGTGTAACTCATGACCAAGGGGTCAGGAGTGTCAAGTAAGGCTTCGGGATTCGCATAATCACGAGCGCCAACTTGGAAGACGTTACGCTTTGTACATACGTCGGGCCTGTCGTTCAGTGTCATCTTTGATGTCACTGTGCCGACATAGCGACGGAATACGTCAGCGCTGTCATGCTTCGCAATGCGAGCATTGGAGACAACTGAAGCCAATGGAATATCCATCACGACAGTTGCTGAAGGGGTGGAGCCTGAACTCGGAAGAGTTCCACTACCACCCGCCTGGTTGTTTTGTCCAATATCCGTAGAATCAGACATGAAAGTTTGGGTTTAGTACTAAAGGGAGTTAAGTTAACGAGATGATGGTCTTATCACTTCACCGGAACCCTCCATGTCCAACTCATCATCGTCCCAGAATCATACGGCTCTATCCAGAGCTAAGTCCTGTTTTCTCGGCACTGCGGGCTATAGTTTTCAAGCTGCTCGGCACCGTATCCAGACTGTTAACCCAGTCCCTTATACGACTGGTGTATCCCATTCTCATAGGAAGGACAAGAGTCCCCCTCGAATTCGTGAAACTTTAGAGTGATTTTGTGCAAATCAAC